ACGTCAAAGATCGGCGTAAAGGCACCGTAGTGAGGGTTGTACCTTCCGAGATTTTGTCGTTTAATTCTTGCATCGCGCGGCCATGCGGGATTGAGGTCAAAAACATGTTCAACTCCTATTCTGTCGGCGTATGCTTTCATAAGCTCGACGCCGGCTTTGTTTCCAGAAGATAGCTCGCCACCTTCCCAAAATTGATAAATCACTGCTTTCATTTAAAATACTCTACGCCACCTTGGTGTTCATCAGGATTATATGCTGCCATGTAACCAAGACAAAACTCTTCTGCACGACTCTCTGCAGCCTTTTCGGTAGCTGACATATATGTGCCTATAATGTTTCCATCATCGTAATATTTTACAATGAAAGAATTCATCTTATATGAAATACTAGCATATCGTTTAGAGTATACGCCTTCGCCAAAGTGTTCATGAATTATTGTCATAGTATAGCTTCCTGTAGTGGTTTAATGTCTTCGCCTTTGTTTGGCAGTTTATCTTTCAAGAAGAAGTGGACAAAGTGTGCTTCTTTAATTCGAGTGCATGCGCTGTATAGTGCATTCCATTTCCAATCTAACTTCTTGATATTCATTTGTTCATTGCGAATCCAGTAGTTAAGAAGAGTTTGATCGGTTGACCACTTCCATGGACCCATACCATCTACAAACATCTTAAATTCTTTTCTCTCAATAAATTCTTTTGGAGTCTGACCATTTAGATATTTAGCAAACGACTTATTCATTAGCATCATACCCATGTTCATAAACGGAAACCCGCTTTGAGTATCGAAGTCCCAATCTATTTTTAGACTACCATATTGCATCCTAGAATAATTTATAATCTTGTCTCGATACCAACCAAACATTGGCATAGAAGCTTCAACTACACCGCCGAAATCTTGATCATCATCGAGCTCAAAGAAAATATCAGGAGCTGTGTCACGAATAAAGATGTCAGAATCAATAATAGCAATCTGATCGTATTTATCGAAGTACCCAAATGCGTTTTCTTTCTCATAGATTGGTAAGTAGCCACCGTGTTTTTCATATGACTCCTTGCTTCTATTTGTTGCAAAGATATCTGGCTTGATACGCAAAAGAGGTTGGCGCTGACAAATGTAATCGGCACCAATCCTCTCTGCATATTCTTTTACTGTAGCTGTACACCAATCATAAAGATGTGAACGTTTACCTACGTACACTTGATATATCAATCTTTTCATAATTACTCACTTATTTTTTACTAGGCGTTTTACCCTTTACCGCATCAGCACCAAAGAATGCTGCGACTAACACAGATATTGATACAAAGTATGTAGGAGCAATATCGCTGATTAATTGTGCAGCTTTATCCTGTCCAAGAATAGTCGTAATCAAAATGATTGCAGGATATAGTAGCATTCCAAATAATGCAAACCAAGTCATTTTTCTCATAGCATCTCTTTGTGCATCAGCATCTTCGAGTTCTTTCCGCTTGAACTCCATGTGCATTTCAAGTTCTTCAGCACTGATATGGCCATCACCATTAGCATCAGCACCATCAAGCGGGCCCGGGTCTATAGTTTTCGGTTTCTGTTCTGTTGACATATTTATCACTTTCCGTGAGGATTGTTTTTGCTATTTGCATTGCATCATCAAATCCATTGCGAAGTGAATTGGACCTATGTCCATTTTCAACAAACCACTCAATCGTATTTATATCACTACCTTCAGGCATTTGATAGCCATTAGTTAGTTCTTCAAATTCGAATCGAAGGTTTAGAATATCCCAAAAGGTTTTAGCCAAGTGCTTTCTCCAGTTCTACAAACAGGTATTCTTCAAGATCATCTTCATTACACTGGAAGCGAATACCAATACCGCCAGCTTTTTTCCAACGAGCAATGTTGTCAGGCTTGTCGTCAATCAGAATGTTTGGCTGACGAGTAAGACTATTCATTGCATATTTATGTTTGTTACTTGTGAAGATAACATTTTCAACTAATGGAGGCATATAGTTCTTATCTTCGAGCCATCTACGTTTCCAGTAAGCTGAGTTGTTATGATCACCTCTGAGTGGAGAAGAACAGATACCCCAATCGCCATTAGTAATGTCACTGACAAACCTAATGATTTCACATGAGAGACTAGGACCTGATCTACGTGGACCACGATCTTCTCTAAAGATTGGTAGTGTGTAAAAGAAATCTGTGTTAGCGAGTTCTTTAAACTTGATCTCACGATCTTGAATTGACTTCCAGTGGTCGACACCGTATTTGTTTTCGATACCACTAAAGAAGTCGGCGATTACGCCATCCATATCTAAATATACAGTCATTATGCAGCCTCCTCAATCATTGGTGAACCGTCAAAGTTTGTTGACATGATAACTGGTTGTCCACCAAGCTCATTCTCACCAACACGACACTCGATCCAACGAGCAGCTTCTTCGATAGAATCAAAAGCTTCTGACTCATCAGCATCAAAACCGGTTTCAGTCTTGATCTCTACAGTACCACGGAATGAACCAAGCATATCTGTATCGATAAATGCTGTATGGTCTGAAACGATATTTGAAGCTTTGTAGAAACCTTCAGAAACTTTAACTAACTTTAACATGACTTTTCTTTCCTTTTCCATTTTATAGATCTATTATACACCATAAATCAGGAAAAGTAAAGGAAAAAATGCACTTTTTTATTTAATTAAAATAAAGGCTTACGTTTTTTTTTCTAGCCGTGGAACATATTACGGCGATTATACTCATCACGAGTCTCAATCAGCTTGTCAATCCAAGCATCACGTGTTTCTTTATACATGACAGGATGGAAATCATCTACATCCATGACAATGCGTGTTTGATTGATAGGCATACCAGTACGTTCTTCCCACATAACAGCATAGGCTGCAAGCTGCATGAAGTAGTTACCAATATTAGCTTTCTTCTTAGGACGGCGTGAGGTCTTCCAGTCAACGATTGTAGGTACACCATCCCATTCGACTACAGCATCACAGGTACCTGCTAGCTTGAGATGATCTGAGTATAGAGGAACTTCTTGAGCATAGACTTTAGTAACATGCTTGTCTAAGAGAGGCTTTAGATTTTCTAAGGATTGTACAACATGAGGCAAGAAGTTTTCTCTACAATCCTTTTCATTCTGAAGATACTTTTCAATAAGACTGTGGACTGCTGTGCCACGAGCTGCTGCACGGCCACCAATACGATTAGCTTCTTCTTCACCAACACGTTTACGCCACTTAGCAATAGACTCTTCGTTTAGGATAGAAAGTACAGTAGTGACAGAAGGATAAGCATTACCATCAAGGGTAACATATCTCCTACCGTCAGGACTATCCTTTCTATCAAGGCTTTCATATCCCATATCAATCTTTTCATGTAAAAACTCCATGCTATTCCCATTCCATCATTTGTTTTATTGTATCAGAGTTATATTCTACCACATTTCCACTAGAAAGTAAACAAAAACCTGTACCTGTTCTCTCAATAATTGCATTTCTTCCATCTGCGTTTACTACAACATACATGACAGACGGGATAGTAGAGCCATCATCTGTCCATGAGTTTCCTCCTAATGCAACTAGAGGATATATTTCTTCTTCTTCCCATAGCGGTATAAGAGAATCAAGATTATTTGAGCAATGCACAGGCTTGGCGAATATCTGTGCATCTGCTCGCGGCGCAAAAAATATAAATGCAACCATCAAGATCCAAAATGCAAAAAATGCGTATGCTGCTTTTTTCATTACTTTAATCCCATCATTTCTTTTGTCATGATATAGTCTCTTACTATACCAGATCTGACAATATCGTCCCATCCAAATTGTACTAAAGAAAAGTCTTTCATTCTCTCAATAATATTTAAGAACTTGGATAGTCCATTTCTTTCACCTTCGTGGTGAAAATCGGATTGTAGATAATCGCCACAGAAAATCATTTTACAATTTTCTCCAGCTCTAGTCATGACGGAATCCAATTCGTGAAAATTTAGATTTTGCATTTCATCTACAATAATAATAGCACGATCAAACGTCTTACCTCGAACAAACGATGTTGTTTCGAATTGTACAAAATGTGAATTGACAAGCTTGTTATAAGCTGCTTTATCTTGCATCAACTCTTCACAGATAGACTTGTATGGTGCTTCGAATACAGAAGTCTTTTCTTCCAACTTCCCTGGAAGAAATCCAACCTCTCTTACAGATACTACAGATCTCATGATAATAACTTTATCATATGATGTAGATCTTTCCAGCGCTGCTTCAAGCGCAAGGTATAAGGCAATAAACGTTTTACCTGTGCCAGCTGAACCTGCTAATATAAGATTCTCTCCTTCATCCCATAGATCAAAAGCTTTCTTTTGATTTACAGTAATAGGGTCGAATTCTAGAAGATCTTCATGTCTTACTTTAGAACTTGTCACGTGTGTACCTTGCTATCTTTTCCTGCAGCCTTATCAATTCTCTTCAAATGGTCTCTCCAATCGCTGCTTGTCTTAGAGAGTGTACTGCCTGATTGAGTCACCATTGCTGGAAATTTCAAGACTTGTTTTGCATTTGGTGTCTCATCAAGAATAACCTGTAGCTGTTCATAAGAACACATTACATCCCATTCTTCTTGAGTCTTTATATCTTTTAAAGTATACTTAGGCATGCATAAACCATTCTGGTTGTTCGCGTTTGGTCCATACCATTTTAAAACGAGCCTGTTTAGTTTGGTAGAATGCACGATAAGCTTTGACTGGATCTTTAAGTGCAATGCATTCTGGATTTGATTTCATGGCTAGCTTGAATGGTGTCATTGGTCCTTCGGGTATATTACGCGGTGGTGATTGTAGCGGCCATAACAATTCTCGTTGTGTCTTATGAGTTTTGTATGGTTCTTTCTCTGTGCTATACCTATATGTATACTCGTCACAAAGTGCTTTCATATGTTCCCAGTGCCACCGATAGTTGGAAGTAGACTCCATAGTCCATACAGTACATGGATGACCAGTATGTACAGCCTTGTAGTATAGCATCTCGGCTTCGAGATCATCGGCACCGAGATATAGATCCCAGTACTTGACCATAGTCTTACCAGACTTTGATGGACGTTTAGTTAGTTGACCGTCAAGCATGCGGTGGGCGGTTGATAGCATTTGACCAGATTCGACAATCATTTTAGGTACATGCTTGTCGCATTGCATTTGCGCAGCTTCGACTGGATCGAGTGATAGTACAAATAGATTCATAGTAAAAAACCCTTGAAATTTAGCATTAGATATATTATACCAAATTTCAAGGGAAATGTACACCGTTTTTTTTATTAATATGTGACTTCAGCAATCCTCCTATCTAAAAACGCTCGTTTCTGTAGAACTTTCTTCATTCTATCGATCAACCCCTTTTTCTTGAGTTTCTCTGCATATGTTTCGAGTTCCATTGAATCTTGTTTGAGTCTTTCGAGCTGAATCGCTGTCATTTATATTCTCCGGTTAAGGGTTGTCTTGTAATAGCCCCGGAAATGCTTCCTCTACGACTTTACGAGTAAGACCTTTAAGGGGCTCCTTGTTTATCATAGATATAACCAGCAGTGCATCTTCAGGCGCGACTGCTTCAATCAAACCGACGAAAATACTTTCTCGCTTATAGGAAGGTAGCTCTGCGCCAGGACCTCCTTCGACAAAGTATTTGAAATCTACATTTCTTTTTAAGAGATTTGACGGAGCATTGTGCTGTCCATCGTTTGGAGTGTAAGGTGGCTTTCCCTTCGGCAGGTTCCACTTTACTTTCGAATCGTATGTACCTCTCAAAATATCTTTAAGAGCCCATGATTCGTTTTTCTTAAGAATTTCTATTTTATCTTTTTTTGACTTTGCTTTTTCAGCTTGGCCAATAACTTCATGTACCATTAGTGTTGCCATCATCACCTCTATTTTTATTTATAATTTCAAGTGTTTTGAATGTATCTTGCAACCGATAAATTCATTATAGTATTCATCACTCAGGAGGACATCACATTGAAACTGAATTTTTGCTTCATAGTACGACATAGATCCCTTAGACTTGCAAAGGTGTAAGATTTCTCTGGAATAGTTTTCTCTTCCTTTGTCTTCGACAAGTTGTTGCACTTCCTTGCTGGATCCGTAATAGTCTCTCCAGTCGGATTCAACTCTCGTTCGTACTCTTCTATTTCTTTTTGAATTCTTTGGTAATGTCTTAGGCCGCCAGAAGTTCTTTTTACCGATATACTTCTTACCTGTATCCAGCTCTGTGATGAGATAAACGAAGCCCTGATATTCATCGGGGGCTTCGTCAAAAGGTTTGTTTTCATATGTCCACATACGAATATTTATTCATCATATTCGTCCTTAATCCAATCTTCTTCTCGTGTAGCCTCAGCAATACATCGCCTACCACACATCGGACAAAATTCTGGAGAATCATCAGCTGTAATGTAAGTTGTTTCCTCACACTCTTCGCATTCGATCTTAAACTCCATTATGCTACCTTGTCCCAGCCCCAGTCACCTTCCATACCGTTGACTGAATATTCGGTTACACGCTTCTCAAAGAAGTTATCATGAGATGCACCATTGAGTACCCAATCCAACCAAGGCAGTGGATTATCCTTTTGCTTAAAGATAGGTTTCATTCCTAGTTGCAACAACCGGCGATCCGCAATGTGACGAATATAGTCACGAACTTCTTGTTTATGCAGGCCTTGCATTTCTTCACTGCCATTATAAGCTAGCTTAATAAATGCATCTTCAAGCTTTACTGCATTCTTCGCCATCTCATAGATCTTAGACTTAAGCTCATCATTGACAATCCGTGGATGCTCATCGCAGAACTCGCGGAAGAGTTTAGCAATGCCTTGTACGTGCATTGACTCATCGCGAATAGACCATTCTACGATTGTACCCATACCCTTCATCTTACCGAACCGCTGGAAGTTAAGCAGCATTACGAACGATGAAAAGAGTGACATACCTTCATTAAACACCGACTGTGCTTTGATAAGTGCCAATCCTTGTAGAGTATTTGGATTGCCTTCGGACATAAACTCGATCTTATCTGCCATCTCCGAATACTCAAGGAATGCATGAAACTCTTCATCTGGCAAACCAAGTGTATCGTTCAATAGAGCATATGCCCTCTGATGGATTGCCTCTCTGTTAGCAAACGAACCAAGCATATTACGTACTTCATTGTTCTTAAACTTAGGAATCAATAGTTCGTAATAGTTTTCTCCAACTTGAACGTCTGACTGAGTAAACAACCTAAGAACTTGAGTAATAAATTCTTTTTCGTCTTCAGTTAGTTTTGTTCTCCAATCCTGAATATCTTCCGATAGCTCGGCTTCATCTTCTACCCAGTGGATTTCTTCGTGTTTCTTTGTTAACTCTACCGCCCATGGATAGAGAAAAGGTTTGTATGTTTTTGATGCTTCTAGTAATCCCATGTTATCCCTCGCATGCTCGGCATTCATCGCCTTCTTGAATTGTTAATGGTGAATTAAGATAAGCCATCAGCTCATCATAACCACCGACGTATTGTCCTTCGATATAAATTTGTGGTACAGTCTTGACTTTTCTGCCTGTAACTTCTGCAGCAGTTTTACCAATATCATCTAGATTGATAAAGTCAAACTCAATACCACGTAGTGATAGTTCTTCTTTTGATTTAGCACAGTATGGACATGTGTCTCTACCGTACACAATAGAACGAGTATCTTCTTGTAAAACATGACGTTCTACTTTATCGGATACTGTTTCAGCTCTTTGTTTTGACTCGGTACGAAGATAGTATAGACCTTTTAGCCCATCTCTCCAAGCTTTGATATGCACGCTATTGACATATGATTTTTCTGCTCCAGACGGGAAGAAGAGGTTGACTGATTGTCCTTGGCAGATATATTTTTGTCTGTCTGCTGCGTGTGTGACAACCCAGTTTTGGTCGAGCTCTTGTGCAGTTTTGAACACCGCCTTTTCCTGTTCTGTAAGCTCCGGTAAATGTTGTACAGAGCCTTTCTTTGTGATGATAGACGTCCATATACTTTCATTGTTTATACCATGCCTTTCAAGTGCTTCTTCCAAATACTTGTTCTTTACGAGGAATGACCCCGCGCGCGTACGGTGTGTATATGCATTTGCTTTGAGTGGTTCAATAGACGGTGATGTTGAAAGAATAATACCAGAACTTGCATTAGGTGCAATTGCAAGCAAATGAGAATTTCTCTCGCCTGAACCTTCACCGTCTAGATATTCACCTCTTGTCTTTGCCAAAGCTCTAGATTGTTTGACAGCACGATCTTTAATAGTGGCGAATACAACCTCATTGATTTCACGTGCAAGATCTGATTCCCATGCTACACCTTGAGATTGCAACAGCGAATGGAATCCCATAGCGCCAAGACCAATAGATCTTTCTCTTGCTGCTGAATAACGAGCTCTTGAAATAGCATCGGGTGCATTCCAGATAAAATATTCGAGAACATTATCAAGCATAGTGATAAGATCCTCAATGATATTCGTATCCTTCCACTCTTCGTATAGCTCAAGATTTAGAGACGACAAACAACAAACAGCTGTACGATCATCATTAGTAGGAAGATGGATTTCATTACACAGATTTGATCCGTGAATCTTTAGCCCTTGATCCTTTAGAGGCTGCGGCAGATATTCATTTGCTGTATCAATAAAATTGAGATATGGCTCGCCTGTACGAAAACGTACTTCAAGAATTCTTTCCCATAGTTTACGAGCATTAACTGTCTCTGCCACTTCACCGTTTGCTGGATCTTTAAGATCCCATTCTGTGTTATTAGTAACAGCTTCCATAAAGTCATTGGTAATGTTCAAAGCATTATGCAAGTTAAGTGCTTTTCTTTGTACATCGCCAGTAGGAATACGCATGTTCAAGAACTCAACAATGTCTGGATGCGAAATATCCATATACGCAGCATAAGAACCTTTACGAGTTTTACCTTGACGATACGCAATCATATCAGCATCAACGGTATGTAGAAACGGAATAGGACCCGGAGCTTTATCAGATACTGTACGTACATCTGACCAATGGCCACCTACACCACCACCAAACACAGATAGCCATCGAAGTTCAGAGGTATGAGAAATCAAACCTTCTAAAGAATCAGGAACATATGTAAGAAAACACGAAATAGGCAGACCCTTGTCTGGCTGTGATTTACTTGGTGCATTTGATAATACTGGAGAAGCAAACATAAACCATTTGTTTGAAACGTAATCATATAAACGTTGTGCAAGATCCCAGTCGGTCTCGCCTTCGTATGTGGCCCAAGCTTCTGCAGCTCGAGCATATCCGTGCTGTGGTGATTTCTCATCATCACGGAGATAAAAATCTTTGAGCATGCCTACAGAGTAATTAGTAAGTAGCTCATCTTTCTTAAGATTGAGTGTAATAGCCATTGCAGCCCCTAACAGAGGTTGTTGTGATAAAATTTATTTGATGGTAGTATTATATATCATTTAGCGAAGAATGTACATCCGCTAAATGACATTTTTATAGAAAATATTTTTGAATCATTTCAAGTTGATCGTCGTATTCAGCCATAGCTTTTAGTTCGATCTCAATTGCTTCAATGATATCTGAGTGCTCACCGATGCCAGCTGGATTTGCAAGATACACTTCAATGTTTGCAATACGTTTATCTATGTGGCCTTCTGCATGCTTGCGCGCAGCTGTAAGTAGTAAGTCTCTCATTTGTTCTTTTTGCATTATTTCTTCCTTGCCTTGTCAATAGCTCTTGAACCAAACCAGAATGAAATGATTGCAGCAAAGATTGCCTTTGTATCTTCATCCCACAATAACTGAATTGCTTCAGAAAAATCGGTTCCTTTTTCAAGTGCTTCCATTAAAAGAGTAATTTCAATTGTAGCGAATAGCCCAAAGAAAGCATAGGTAATCACAGGTCTTACAGATCTTTGCAATCCAGAGATAAACCCTGTTCCTTTGTTAATACTTATATCATGTTGAATCAGACGATCGTGCTCTTTGTCTGCACCCATCTGTTCGTATACTTTAATTTCGTGATCATAGCCTTGAGCTCTCAGCTCGGCCATTGTCTTCATCTTCTCGATTTCATGCTTCTTATCTGCTTTGTCCTTAAACGAATCTGTAATCGCAGGTACAGCAGATGAGGCGAAACCAATCAATGATCCTAATATCGAAAGCATCAATTTGTCTCCATTTCTTCTGAGTATTTTCTAAAGCGTTTTAACAGCATAGGGACTTGACTCTTTTTTCTTCTACGATCTGTGACATTGATCGATTTAATACGAGGTCCCATTGCGGTATTAGCTGGATTAGGAATATTAGCCGTTGTCGTATCTTCGGTCTTACCTTGAGCTGATCTAATTGCATCAGGTGTTGGTGCACCCTTTTCGCCTTTCTTGCGCATCTTCTTTCCAGCGCGGCGTTTAGCCCAGATATTAGCCCACAGTCCTTCTGATTGTTTCTTCATTTGTAAATCTCGCTAGCTGTTACATATATTGTCTGATTTGTTTTTAGATGTACTGCTTCATATACATCTATACCAAATATGTTTCCAATAGGAAATGCTTCTTCATTGAATTTAATCTGGTCTTTTGGCATAACAATTTCTTCAAATGTAGAGTTTAAAATCTTAGGTTCTTTCACTCTATAAACGCCGGGTGACATTTGGCTGTTCTCAAGAACAAACCATTTGTTTTCTTCATTTAAAAAATCCAGCGTGTCAATATCTACTTTCCGCATGATCTGTTCAACGTTACAGTCGGATAGTTCGTATTTTTCTTTAATGAGATACAAAGCTGCGGCGAACGATCCAAGTTTAGATCCTCCACCAGGGATTTTACTGAGCAGGCGTTTAACGTTAGCAGCGAGGCGAATAAAAGGAGTGTAAGAAGACTTCTTCTCGCTGGTGTCAAGCTTAACAGATTTGATACGCTTTCCATCTTTATCGATAACGCCTTCTTTGTAGGCGTCCCAGTTTTCCCATTTCATGACAAGCATACGTATGAACCGAAACGTATAAGCTAGATCTGCTGCTCTTTTAATTACACCCATTAGATTTTCCTTAGCGCATTAATTACTTCTTGGTTCATCGCTATTCCAGTATACTGATCGTCTTTAATGTATTTCAAATAAACTAAAAAGGGTTTAATGATTGGCCAGTGTTTATCAGCTAACTTTATATCCAATATACTCAGGGCGGCTTCTATTCCAAAAGAATTAAATACTACAATCGTATGATTGAGAATCAATCTTTCAGCAAGCTCGCCCTGATCTATATAACGATTAAGCAATCGCTTAATATACTTAAACCTTTTCAAATCCTCATAGAATTCTTCTATATCCGAGAATTGAGGATTGCGATAATGTTTAGCGGCATAGAGAAATAGATTCTCTTCAGTAAGTTCATTGAATATCATCATATAGTTATATATTCAACTAATCAAACATTACTGCTTCAAGTTCTTCTATCAACGCTTGCTTATTTTGACGTCTATCTAATTCAATACCGAATTCACGACCAAGTTCTTCAAGTTCTACTTTACTCATGCCATGAAGATCTTCTGGTGTCCAATACTCGTCTTCTTCAGTATCAGCTACCGGCTCTGGCATAGCTTCAATCAAAACTTCTTTTACTGATGGAACACCGTGGAACTCATCAATCTGATCTTGAGTATGTCTGCCAGATACCAGAAGTTCATTTGTATTTGGATCTTTCCAACCGTTGATAGCAGGAACAGCTCCGCTACACCATCCTGGGGGTTTAATCGCCATTAACTTCTTCCTTTTCATACATAGAAGCATATGCTTCTTTTACTTTATTAATAACTTTCTTATCACCATTATTAGTCGCATCACCGCTGTTACGAGCTTTTGCCTTTGGTCCAGCACGTCCAGCCTTAGCTGCATCATCATGGCCTTCTTCATCGTCAAAGCCAGCATCAGTTGGCTTACCATGAGCATCCATCATTTTCTTATTGCTGTTACCGCGAATTGGATCCTCAGCCTTTTCTGCACCTTTAGTATGTTTCTTATCTTCAAGGACAGCAAGCAGGCTTTCACGAATTTTTGATTCTTTCTTAGGAGCAGGCACAGGCTTAGCACCCATTGCTTTATCTTGAGCTTTGATCTGCTTATCCTTATAGTAACCTTCTTCTTTTTTGTCTTTAGGCTTTTCATCTTGCATTTTTTCAGCTCTATCTTTCATAGCCGGTGTCACTTTCTTTTTGCTCAAAGCCCCAAGCATTTCATTGACTTCAGTATCTTCTTTAGCTTCAACCGCTGAAGCCTTTGCAGTCTTATCGTCAACTTTAGGATTCATTGTAGCATTTTCATCTTTGTCTTTAGATTTTTTCTTCTTACCACGCAGTGCAGCAAAATCTTTTCCATCGATGTCGCCATCTTTGTCATGATCAAGCTTATGCTGATCACCCTTGAGGCCTTCGGATAGAGTGGCCCTATACTCATTAAATGGATTGTTACCAAACATTTGTTTCTCCTATTACATCCACATGTGGGCCACATACGTCCCAACGGCTGCGACTACAGCCGCATATACAACTTTATTTATAAGGTTTACGGTACGTGAATTGTCGTCAACCTTCTTCTCAATAACGTCTAACTTTTCAGAAAAACGGTTCATTCTTTGATACATTTTATCGTGATCGTCTTGCAAACCTGAAATCTTTTCTTCTGCCCGAGCCATGGATACCATAGCATCGGTAAGTTTGTCGAGTTTTTCCTCGATTCTATCTAATCTTGTGTTTGTCTCTGTAGCCATATCTAACAGTTCCATCTACGTCTAGCCGCCTTGCCTCTTTCACCTGTCCAGCCACGTGATCTGGCGCAAAAAGATTTACGCCTCTTCGCAGCTTTACTCCCAGGCTTGAGAGTACTGGGCTTTGCAGTTACAGCAGTTTGCAATTTACTTCCTGGGTTTTCCCTTCGAGCAGCAGCAACACCTTTAGCTGTCATACCAGCACCTTTTTCAGTTGCACGATAATGACCCTTGCCATCTTTACCGGTCAGCTTTTTTTCATCTAGCTTAACAAAGCTCTTAAATGTAATTCTTGACATATCTGTCTGTTCCTTTGTACTTTAACAGATTTATTTCATGAGCACAAAAACATCTTCTTCCGTCGCATACTATTGGCTCACTTGGCAATTCAAAATCATTATCTAATATATTTCCAATCTCTCCACCCATATGGCAGTTACCTCTATACACTGTGCCATCCGGTCTTAAATGCAATCCTTTTAATCCTGCGTAACATGTCCAGTCTTTGAAGTATTGTAAATTGTTCGAACTAATTTCATTTACATGTACATGTTTAGGATCTATTCTTTCTTTCCATCCTGCTTCACCAGCTGACAATCCAATCTTTTCATACCATCGATGGTGCACAACGGTGTTAGGCTTTTTCTTATTCTGTTGCTTATCAAACCAATCTAATTGTTCATCAGTATAATCATAACTTGAAGTGTCATATTCTCTAATCGGTAATATCTTATGTCTTATTTTTCGTAGAGTATATCTTATCTCGTTTGCTTTATAAAATTCTACCGCGTCCTTTGCCTCTTCAAAATGTTTAGCATTAAACATGACTTGTACATTAACTACGCCAGGAGAAAACTCATTAATCTCTTTTAGCTTTTTCAAATAAACAGAATTTTTTGCTGTTTCAAAGTGTTGACTAAAAGTGATTTGATCTGCTGAATACAAAAGCTCGATATAATAATCTGCCATTCGGCTTCCGTTTGTAGTCACATGAAGATCTTGTATATTATTCTTTTTCTTTATATAGTGGCATATATCAATAAAGCTTGGGTGTACTGTTGGTTCTCCTCCGGTTATGCTTAATTGTATTTCTCTATTTTCAAGTTTCCTAGATAAATTATCTATTAGTTTTTTTATCTGTACAAAGTTCTGATGCTTCGATATATTATCATGTAGATCTTCAGTACAATACGTACAATCATAATTACAGCGCTTACCAATAAACCAATCTACAAAAATATCATATTTAGCTAAAGGTCTTATTGATACGAATTCATTCACTTCTTCTTTTTCTTTTTCTTGTTGTCAGGGTGTCCTTTACCGCCATCTTTTCGAGTAGCCCATACCGCACGCTGTTGCGCCATTGATACGTAGCCTTCTTTCTGCTCATCGTCGTCGTCATCATCTTTATCTTTATCTTGTGACATCATATAATCACGTACACTATCGATATAGTCTGCAGCTTTAGTAATTTTATTCTGACACCACTCAGGAAGATTATCATCGTCATCAACCATGTCATAGATTTCATCAGCCGCATCCATTACGATGTCAAGCTGATCTTTCATCATCTTACCTTCTTCATCATACTCTGCCTTGTCCTCTTTGACTTGGCCAGCTTGCTTTTGTTTTTTAAGATATTCTGCACGAGATATTTGTGGACCACCGTATTCTTTTACTTGCCCGGGTGTCATACCACAAGCACGTTTCTTGGCCTCGGAAGTACCTTCATCAGGCAGTCGCATTTGCTTGAGTTTTTTCATTAGTCTCCACCCTTATCCTTGACATTTTGTTCTGGATCACCAGACATAGCCATATCTCTCCAACGTTTTTTTACTTGAGCTTTAGTCATTCTTTGCACGTTAGTAATCATCGATGGTTGCTTTACTATCTTACGAAGCGCTGACTTAACTTCACTTGGTGATCTACCAATCATTACCATGTCTGGTAGATTTTCAATAGAGACTTTAAACATCATCTCTTCGTTAAGATCAGTCGATTCTTTTACACCGTATGTTTTGCACGGTGTTTGTCCACAACCACAATTCTTTTCTTCTTTTTTAGTTTTACGCTGTGCAAGGAATGCAGCCACTGCCATCTTACGACGCTTGTCTTTTGATTTACCTTTAAACTGTGGCGCATCGGACTTTTGAAAATCCTTTACATAATCACCAGCATCTGCGTCTTTACCTAGTGGCATATCTTACTCCTACTTAGTTAACCGACTTACAGCTCTTGCAATACCTTTACGGCGATTGACAAACTTACCTGCTGCCTTGTCCATCTTTCCGTCATTCCGTCCAGCTCGAGCCATTCTATCTGATTGCCTACTCATATCATCAGAAGCTTTTTTGACATATGATCCTGCAGTATTCTTAGAGATCTCATCAACCTGAGTAGCTTCCATTGACTTGACTTTCTTGCGAGTGCCAATCTGTTTAGTGTCAGGCTTAGACATTACGCCGTGAACATCTTTGCCCGGATCATCTTTGCCATGATAGCCTTGTGCTTTCCCTGGTGGAAGCTTCTTAATCTTGCCGCCTTTTGCAAGGAAGGCTTTAACCGCATCAGAAGAATCTTCTTTACGATTACCCATTCTATCAACACCCTTTGGAGAGTGATCGCCAAATTTATCGATATTGCGCTTTCTTAACTTTTTATCAGCTCGATCAACGCCGGCAGTTCTCTGAGTTCTTTTTGAAATGTTATTGCTGTATCTTTGCTTATTAGCTTTTTTTCTATAAGAAACTAAAGTAGAAGTGTCCAATTCATTGACAGCCTGTTCTTTTACATCTGGCTTGTCGTGGGTATATCCTTTTTTCTGCATTGCAAGGTGATCTTCATACTTCTTAGCCATGTAGCCCTTACCGGTCTTCGGATCATACATCATATGTGGCTTAAAGTTTTCCTTATCTTTGTCAACGTCTTCAGATGTTTTTTGCTTTCCACCCGGTCCTATTGTAGTTGGCTTAGGATCTTTTTTCTTTTTGCCAGAATTTCCGGCTTGCTGAATTTTATGACCTAGATAAGCACCGGCTGCTGCTCCTGCAGGACCACCGGCTAAGCCTCCAGCGACTCCGCCAGCTACAGCACCGGCAACGCCTTCTCTAATTTCATCGAATGTTTTCATTATCCTCTTACCTTTGCTGCCAGATCTTTATCTGCTTTTCCCCATGTTCCAGAGGATTTTGTTACAAACGAATTGACTCGAGCCATGCCCCATTGTTGGGGTGTTGTTCCTGGGCGATGGCCAGTTTTCCATGCGGCCATGCCACGATTATAAACTTTACGAAGAATGCCGATTGGCATGCCAGACTTTTCAGCCTTAGCCGCAAGACCCTTCTTTTCTTCTTCTGTAATATATGACTTGAATTGAATCATTTGCTATCTCCAAACATAGCTTTAAAGCGTTTTGTGTGTTTACTTGGTTTTGTTTTAGCGGTTGCATCACCAGGAGCAGGCTTATATGCAGATGGATCATTATCTGCTTTCTTTGCTCCCTTCTTAAAATGTGCATCTCGCCTAGCCTTAGTAGATTTAGACTTAATGCCTGAATGATATGCTTTAGGTTGTGTGCCTTCACGGTCTTTAATATCTGGATCTTGAGGTGAGCTAGTCTTTTCAAGAATATCGATTGCGTCTAGCCACTTTCGCATTGTTCTACCTGCGCTTTCGACAATAACATAGTTGGTGCCTAGTACTTTGACTTCTGCTAATTCGTCTGTATCTTTTATAACTACTGTGTCACCAACATCAAAGAGCTGGCCTTTGACATATGCTTCACGAGTTTCTGAAACCGTTTCAAGCTGTATGTGGCTCTTATATTCGGTTTGTTCTTTAAGGCCTAATCCTTTACGAACTGCATTGTAAATAGCTTTTGCGTCTACGTTTGAAACATTCTTTGGTAGGCCTTGAGAGAATGCAGTAAAGTCTTTATCTGATGCAGCCTTACGCATTTTAGATGCAGACATGCCAGATGTACCTTCGGCATCTGGATCTCGTTCACCGGCACTAACTACTGAAATTCTTTGAAAGTTAAAGAATCCGTGTCTACCTTTTTTGCCATTCACTGCATTTAGACGTGCTTCAAACTCTCGAATTCTGTCTGAACCAACCACCATCACTACATTTTTAAATCCTTCATCGTATATTTTAGAAGCAACTTCCATAACATTACGAACTGTAGGAGTCATTACGATAGAACGAGCATACTTTGGAAACATTCTTCGTGCAAACTTAACTTTTGTCTTATAGTCTAGTGGATTTTTGTCTTTATCTTGTGATGGAGATATAAAAATGCGATAAGGATTTCTTCCTGCTTTTTTAGCCAGAGAAGACAAGAGTTTCTCATGACCAATAGTAGGAGGATTCATTCTACCAAAAGTAAAATAAACTGTCTTCTCTTCTTCAACAAGATATGATCTAAATGAACTAATCATCTTTTACGAGAAATCTCCGCACGGCGTTTCTTAGGCATTAGTCGGCGTTGCAAGATCTTCATCCGCTGTTGCCAGCCACCTTGCTTCAAACGCTTCTCAATTTGTTTTTTCTTTGCTACTGAAAGTTGACTCTTCTTTACACCTTTACCTGCTAGCTTATCTGCAAAGGTTCCTCTGGCTGCACGACGAGATCTACGCTTAAGAACATCAGTCTTAGCTAACCTCTTGCGTGCACGCTTACGAGCAAGTTTAAGCTGAGTCTTGCGCCGCTTCATATTGCGTGCAAGTTTTCGTCTTCCTTGTATGGAGAGTTCTTCTGAAGTGCTCACAGCCTTCTTAGCTTTATGAGCCTGATATTGAATTTCTTCTGGTTCACCCGGACGTAAGTCCACGATCATAAAGTCTTTGAATGACAACGGTTTTGCCATTTAATTTCTCCCTGGTTTATCCCATCCCTTTAATATATTGGGTGAAAAGTTTGCGTATGAGAATTCCATACGGTCCACTATTTTCACTGCATCACCACCAAGTTTATCGATTGCAACATAACCTTCTTGGCCTGTTACGCGATATCCTTTCTTAGTTTTTAAAAACGTAGATACGCTATTCAACCTGTTTAGAGTATTTATAAGTTTTAATTTTGCAAGAACGATAACTTTTTGCAATTCAAACATTTGAATTAAGCTTTGTCTATTTTTGTTTGAAAAGAATGCTAGAATATCGTTAAGCTTTTTTTGTTGTGCAGCTTTACCTTTATCAGTCTTTCTGGAATCTATTTCCTTTTGATATTTATTTGAAATGAATTTAATGAGAGCATCGACTCTTTTCTTTGGATCTGGCGGAAGTGCACCTGCTCGTACATAGCTGTTAGCATGAGTTTCAATGTGTTTAGCCAGATCTTGGTTGTTCTCAAGTTGGCGTAGAGTAGAGCCTGCAATACGATTGAAGATATATCCTGCTGTTTTAAGATAATCGTTTACTTGATCTGTTTCTTTCTTTGACATTGTATATTTAGTCATGTCACGAAGCATGGCATCCTGAGACCAAACGTTCTTTGATTGATTGAAACTATTTACTTTGACACCATAAGATGCTTTCATTGTTTCGAATGATTTTCCGGTGTACGTCGTATGCCATACAATTCCAATCTTTGTTGCCTTGATTTGCTTGGCCATTTCCGTGCCAGCCGGTACTGCATAAACAATTGTATTGGGGTGGAACGTAACATACGCTTTACCGTCGATTTTTTTAGTCTTAATATCCGATTTTGAATACAAGAAATCACCTTGGACTACTCCCTTTATCCCGAGCTCTGGTAGATACTTAAGAGCAAGTTTAAGCTTGTCAGCAAGATCGCCAGATGCGTCAGCATCAATATCCGCATCGCTCTTGTATACTTTGGGAGACTTATTAAAGATTCCTTTTTTCGCCACGAAGAATCTTCCATCCCGAGGATCAGTGCCACAAAACACAGCAGGAGCACCATCCCACTTAACAGATACATTGCCAGCATGTTTTCCTCCTAACATATCACGAAGAGATCGTAAAGCCATAATAGCATCACGTGTACCTTTAACTCCACCGTAGATAACCTTATCCTCGATGTGAGTCATATGGGTATTTTTTTCTTCGGTTATAAAAGTAGAAAAGTTCATTTAAATCTGCTTCGCATTTCTATTTTTGGTTGCTGTCATCTTTGATACAATAAAGAATCTTCCTCCGCGGATGCCGAATTGATTCTTTGCTTGCTCTGGTCTGACATAGTAGTACGCTTGATAGTCACCACGTGGTGTTTCGCTGTGAAGCACTGTGTGGTTAGATCTTATTTCGTATGTTGGTGTTGCACCGTCTTTAATTTTTTTAAGCAACATTGGTCCTTGATAGAGGACATCGATGTTTTGTCTACCTGTGGCTTTTCCACCTCTATAGTCTTTACCGTACATTGTCTTGTTAATGACTGAACGAGATTTAACTGGACGATAGTATCCAGTTTTCATAGGAAATCTATTAGCATCGCCATGATCTTTTTGTAATGCTGCCTTTAGATCTTTTACAAATTCTTTTACTTCGGGTTCTGATTGAATCTCTACCATGCCACCATACTGCTGAAAGTCATTTGCCTTCCGACCTTTTTTATGAGAGATCCAAAAGACTTCTTTGCCTGTAGGATCCATCATGTGGAAATCAGCTTTAGGTGTACCCGGTGTACTTGCAATCTCAGAAACCTTTTCAGTTCTCTTACCTATTTTCAAATAGATGAACGGTACATTTTCATCTTGTAAAACATTAAACAATTCTTTCTTAAATGCAGTCAGTGCTTCGTCTTCTGCACGAGTACCAGAGCCAGCACCTTTACCACCAAACTCAGGAGACTTTGAAAAGTGCTTAAGCATGTAGGACTTTCCGTCTTGCCCGTCAAAAGTAATAGTGTTAAGAGTCTTAGCATCACGAACATCAAGAGCAGACTTAAATTTCTTAATAGTTTCTGCGTCTTTCTTTAGCCGTACGGTTCCACCGGCTTGTAGGAGAAACTCTTCGCCATCGTTAATCTTATTAACGACAGTAATACCACGACCTTCGCGGCCGGGCTTAAGTAGCTCGCCGGCTGTTAGATGTTTATACATGGATTTCTCCATTAAATAGTGTTTGAACCGTAACATATTCGATCCTCTGATTATTCTATTCTACACTATTTATACTAAAATGTACATAAAAAAAGCGCCTAAAAGCGGCGCTTTTCTTTATCTTCTTCATCGCGCCGACGCCGCTCATTGGAAGCTTTAATTGCTTTCTGGCGTTGCTTTTCTCGCACTTGTGGATCTAGGTGTTCATAACCTTTCAATCCATTTTCGCGGGCCCAAGCTGCGATCAT